GTAACCACCCCCAATAATTACTATTGGTAAGCGTTCTTCAAGCCTTCTTACGTAATAACTTTTTCAGGTCCTACAGCATCCCTTTAAGGTAAACTAAACATAATTGCCATAAATTTTAAGTTTAAAGGGTTAAAAAAAATTACGCAGCTTTAATCAATACGAAGTTATTTGCAGCTTGTGTGACTAGACATCTTTCAGATAAGAAATGTACTGACATAGCATCCAATCCAGAAGTATACGCTCCGCCTACAGATCCTGTGATCCATGACTTATACCTTCTATCTTCCGTTTCAGAAGCTCTGTATCTAACATGCAAGAATGGTCTTCTAATATTAACTCCCATCATTTGGTCGTAAACAGTAGTAGTTCCCGCAGGAATCATTACTCCATCTATAGCTTGAGACATGCCCCTAGTAGTCGCATCATTTAGATATTTCCAATCAGTTTTGTAGAAGTCATAAGAACCTCTTCTAAACCCTGAAAATCCAAAATTCAACGCCATTTCAGCTTCGTTGTCAAAAAGACCATAAGAAGCAGAAGCAGTAGAACCAAATCCACCACCAGCTTGAGCACCTATCATGTCATCGAAATCTAACGCTGTAGCTCTATTTAAGAAAAGCATGTTTTCTTCTATAGCACCCTGCTTATCTAACTGTTGCAATATAGTGTCAAAATCACCTAAAGCACCAGTTCCAGGAGCAGCCGCTCCAGCAAAACCAGAATATATATTCCCTCTAGTTTCAATAGCAGAGAATAATCCTTCAGATCCATTAACATTAATATCACCAGCACCACCACCGGAAGCTCCAGCAAATGTAAAATCATGATCAGCTGGTACAGCTTCAACCATTTCCATTTCTAGGTAATCATCAAATCTTAATCGTGTTTCAGATTCAGATTTTAAATACCATAGATATCCAGATGTACCATCTTCAGTTGCAACTTCAACCCATCCAATCTGTGCAGTATCAGAACCATTTATTTCAAAGTGATCTTTGATTATAATTGGATTGTTACTATACTGAGTGAACGCTGGTTGAATAGCCCCTAGCATTTGATCTGCACCTTTAGCAAATTCAGAACCATATACAAACATACTATTAGTGGCACTACCAGTTACTAAAGCGCCAGCAACTGTAACTGAATCATAAGGTACAACTTCTAAAGTATTAGTCATTGCTGATCCCGCATCATAAGGAGATGCAACAACTAAACATTTTTGTGTTACTAAACCAGTTGCATTATCTGAAATTAAAATAGTTTGACCTGTTCTAACTGCGCCAATTGTTGTTCCAGTACCAGTCATGTTAATTGTTACTAAACTAGCTTGTGATGCACTAGCACCACCTTGTTGTATTTGTACTGCATTATATGCAATGTGTAATCTATTTTGTTCAGACCAGACTACTTGATCTGAGGTCATTGGCATTTCTGCCCCGACCATCCTTAAGAAACCTGATAACGTTCTGTTACCATATCTCTCAACTTCTTGTTCATACAGTTCTGGTAGATATTGCTGAGCAAAATCATTGCCACTACCTGTAAAATCAAGATAGTTGTTTTCCAGCGCTAATTTCTTTTGCGATGGAACTATACTTGCAGGAAAAGCTCCTGTTGGAGAATTATCTATAAATCCCATTAGTTTTTATTTTTTTAATTTACGTTGTATTTTCAACTTAGAACTATCAGCACCTGTTATTGCTCTAACTTTAAATCCACCAACAAACACATCCCCACCACTATTAGGTTTAGGAGTGTTATCAATATTGTTTGATTTAGCCATTATATCCTTAGTAGCATCAGCTTTACCTTGTTCGTAAAAATGCTGAGCCACTGTATCAGGATTACTGGCGGTGTAAAGAGCTTTGTGATAATCCTTCACATTGCTAATAGTACCATCTTTATCTAGAAACTTTCTTAAAAAATTATCTATACTAGCTTGATCCTTGGACACATTGTCAACGTCGTTTATTCCATAACGAAACCTTTTTTCTCCTAATCTAAATTCAAAACCTTTGAATTCATCTTGATTAAAAAATTTATTAGTTTTATTACGAAAAACTTCACCTAAATGTTTTACTTGCTCTTGTTCTTTGTTGTATCTATTGAAAAAATCCATTGCTTTTTGTTGCTCTTGTGTTACACCTGGTCTCAACTTGATCTCATCGTAATACTTTTGCTTTGTATCTTCTAAAAAGTTTTTGGCTTTTGCAATCTCTTCTTTACGAGCTAATTGTTTTTTCTTGATAGCTCGTTCATCCTCTACCTCATCATCAAAATAAAAACTATCTTCCAATAAGAAAGAAATTTCATCATGATCTAAATGAGGACGAGTATGTTTATAATATTCTCTTAATAAACCTTCTTCGTTTATATTACTATAATCTCTATTTAATCTTACATAATCCTCTAGTGTTCCTCCAGTGTCTTTCATAAAACTTACAAGTTTCTCTACATTTTCAGGTAAATCAACTTTAGGAGTTTCTGCTACTGGTTGTAAATTTTCTAGAGGTATATCTTTTTCTATTTCTTCATCAGTTATCTCTTCGATTTGAGATTCTGGCGTTGTTGTTTGTTCTGTAGTTTCATTTTCACTGGACTCGACCCGTAATTTTTCGTCCACTTTCTCGCTATCTCCGGTTCGTTCGCCCACAGGTATTTCCTTTGCTTCTCCGATTTGAATGGCATCTTCTTCTTTTTTAGGTTCTTCTTCTTTTTTAGATAAATTAATTTTTGTAACCGCTGATTTTTTACCTGTTAGTTTTTTAGGTTTTTTCTTTATTTTGAAAGAACCCTCTTCTTGTACTTCTTCTTTCTTTGACATAATATAATATAATAATTAATAGTTTTTATCACATCATGGATTGTACCATATCCATGGGATTATTTTGATCTGCTTCAAAATCAATAGGCATTTCTTTATTTTGTCTTTGACCTATCATAGCTGATTGTTGAGATCCTACAATTTTAGCTCGTTTATCTTTTCTATCTTCAATTTCAGCCTCTTTGTTGGTTTCTCTTTCGCCTTTCATAGTTTCTTTTTGAACATCAGTATTAGCTTTTAATTGAGCTAACTGCATATCATATCCAAATTGAACTTCCATAAGTTGTTGTTTAATTTCCCCTTCTTTTAACATCTTCTGTATTTCAAATTGAGATTTTCCTTGCTCTACCTGTAATTCAGTACTTGCTAAACCTTGTTGTTTTTGCATTTCAGCTGCCGCTGCTCTTTCTGCTTGTTCTGCATTAGCATCAGCTTGAGCTTGTATCATTGCTTTTTGTTGCATTTGATCTTGCTCTGCTTTTTTGCGTCTTCTTACTTTTAATAATTGATTAGCTAACTTTAGATTATTAACCTGTCTAATATCTATAGCATCTTCTAATGTAATACCTTGTTGTTGCAACGCCATTTGAATATTTTGTTCTAGCATTGCTTTTTCTTCTTCATCAGGTACCAACTCTAAATAAATACCAAAATCATAATTGTTAGTATTATATAAATCTTCTAATGTTCCAGTATTATAAGAACTTATTGCAGATTTAAGAACTTGACGAGTTAATCCAAATTCTAAAGAATCTCCTACCCTACATACTATATTCTCACATGTTTTTACTGTAAGATACAAAGCAGCTTGTAATATATGCCTAGTTGCTACATTTGAATTAGCGGCTGCGAGTTTTTGTAGTCCTACTAAAGCGTCTGGATTTGGAGTACTAGCATCTCTTGCTTCATTTAGTCCGGTCACATCTCTTATCATCTGTAAATAATACTGATAAGTTTGAATTAATGAAGCTATTTTTTGTTGACCACTTGAACTTGCTAACTCTTGAATAGGTACTTTTCCATGATTTAAATCTCCATCTTGAGTCATAGAGCGACCTACGATACTTCCAGTTTGAAAATACATATTCAATGCTTCAGCAGGGTTATAATTAGTACCATTACCTAGATCTACTTCTGCTAATCCATCTACATCCATAAATACTCCATCAGGTACTGTACGTGATAATACTTGTTGAAGTTTTAAATGAGTTAATTGAATCATATCTGCAAATCCTGTAATTCTACTTACTAATGATTCTATTCGACCCTTATACATTTTAGGGGCACAAATATTATAATTCATATTAACCTTAACTGTGTTAGCGGTAGGACGAGTCATATTTTTTGCCATTTCCCATTGCAACATAGTATTAGTTCCTAAAACTTTAACTCCTTTATATAAAACTTCTATAGTTCTACCAACTCTTTCAAAGTTATCATTTAGTGGTGGATTAAAAGTATCAGGTTTTTCTAATGCTTTTTCTAATCCATAAGGAGTTTCTTTTATTTTAAATACTTGATCACTATAG